ACCTCTTAGTATACTATTAGTCATACTATCCGCAACTCGATTAGATTTACTTTGTTTTCTAAGGTTAACATCTCTTCTGTACTTCATAACTGCATCTTCAGCTTTTTCTTTCGCTGCTGCTTCAGAATTTTTAGGAGTTGTAGTGTTTCTTCTAAACTCCCTCGCTGCGTTATATGCTTCGTCATATACTGCTTTCTCTAGCTCATCTTCTTCATCTTCATCATCTAATAAGCCGACTCCATACTCAATCATGTTTTGTAATACACTAAAAAAGAAGTTCTGTACTATACCATAATACATAATCTTGCTCACGTTAGTTTTCCAATCTCCTCTTTGATTTTTAAGATCTGATGCAGCTTTTTTCATAAGCCTTGAGTATTGTATCGGAGTGTTAGCAAACGCTAATACTAATCTTCCTAAGTTCCCCGCTTGTTCTGCTGAAGTTAACATTTGATCTGAAGACTGTTGTGCCTTATCCGATGTTTCACTAAAATCACTCCAAGCTTGTGCTTCTGCTTGCTCCTTCGTGTAATTCTTTCCAGTATCAGGGTTTGTTTGTTTAAGTAGAGAATTAATTCTGTTTCTGTAAAATGCAGCCCCTCCAGTTGCAATAGCGAAACTATCTGCGTATTTAGTTGGTGCAAAACCAGCATTAATTAATAACTTCTGAAATACTCCCCATGGTCCTTTAGCTCCTCCCATATTTGCGATCTGTGCCGTTTCAATAGAAAGCCTTAATCCACT